TTTTTTTTGTTTTGAATTGGTTGTAAACCTTTATATACCCTATAACGGGGTAAGCCTTATATACATGGTAGTTATATATGTGGTATGCAAAAGATAATAAATAAAAAAACAATTAATAAACTGGAATACGACCACAAAATCAAAGAGATTATATGCACTCTGTTGCCAGACGTGTACAGGGGAGCTATGACTTTTAATAAGGACAAGGCAGTAAAAAGAATAATGGAATTGGAAAAAGAATTATTCATGCCCGAACATGTGCCAAGAGGAACTAAAGATGATCCGTTAAATCCTGATTTTAGGGTGCATACAAAAGCAGAGATGGACAAATGTTCATGTTCTAGCTGTAAATATCCGTATGAATACTGGATTAAAAAAGACATTGATGAACTTAAAAGAAATTTAAGGTCATTAGAAGAACTAAAGGCTAACCCAGTATGACTTTTACAGAAAGAGAGAGATTTATTTATCATTCTGCAACATTGATGACTATGAATATATTAGCAAAAGAGTATGATCTTCATTCTATAAACGTTCATAAAATGATACAGTTAATTAGAAACAATAGATGTAGAAAACTATCTGATAAACATGTTTTCAGTATTTATGATGATATTGAAGAAGAGGTTATGGCAGCAAATGAAGTTTATACCCTTGGTGACCATGAGGTTTTCTCCCATTGACAAAAAAGATGTGCCATATATGTATGGCTGTAGTAGAAACTGAAAATGTTGACAGACTTGATCTGTGTAAAGACTGTAGGTCTAAGGTGTTAGGTAAATAATATGTGTAATGGTATTTGTAATAGATTTGAAAAAAAGACAGGTGGTCAAAACCATTACTGCCAAGGCTGTGCAAAATTTGTAAATAAAAAATATCTTGTTAGGGAACTGAAAAGTTTTGGTAGGTTAAGATGTAGTTGTTGTAACGGACTGGTTAGAAATAAACCAAGGCTCTACAAAGCTTCCTCAGCCCAAGCCATTAAGAATATTAATTTTTCTTCTTGATCTTCGTCCATGTCATCTGCTTCTTTTAATTTTGAGATACAAAAATGTATTACCTCATGCTGTATCGTCTTATAAACATCTGCCAAAGTTTCATGTTGTGAAAGATATATAAGACATCTTCCAGATTCTTCATAGTATATACCACGGTCTTCACCGTATGTCCGAAAGTCCACTGAGCAAAAGTCTGGATTAGCCATTGTAATTAACATAACTTTTATTAATAATTAAACTTTATTACTTTTTATGAGACTGATAACCAAGTTCTTAAACTGGTATGAGAGACATATGGCTAAAAGTTTGATAATATCTGCTGTTATCTTATATATGCAAATTCCACATTCTTGGTGGGCTTTGGAATGTATATGGGGTGAAGGTTTTTTACACGGTCATGGGGTAATAGTTGACTTCTTTTTATACGGAATAGATACTCTGGAAATGATACCAATTATAGGTATCACCCTAGCTATTGTGAGTAAATTGCGTCATAAAGTTTAATAGTCAAGAAAATACTTATATGTTATGGCTGAAGAAAAGACAGAGCAAGAAAACATAAGATTAGATGTTGTGGATAAATTTTATGATAAGCTTGACGGTATCATAGAAAAAGCATATAAAAAAGACAAGATCAGTTACGGTGAATTGGATATTGCTTTTCTAAGAATGGGTGATAAAATTCTTCAGCAAAAAATAACATTAATGTATTCATTTTTAAAAGACGAACATGGAAGTGCAGAGGTTGAGAAAAAAGAACAGCCACATGGACTCTACAGTTAAGGGGGGTGAAGTGAATGGATTATGAAAAATTTGGAATTTGTTTAGCAGTAATAATATGTGTTGGTGTATTGGGAATTGGTGCTGTTAGCACGGGTGAAATTACAATACAAGACTATGTAGATTTACCACAGACAGAAACTGAAGTAGAAAAAGCAGACGATAGATTGGATAACGCATACTATGATTGGTGCAATAAAATGGGAATAGAGTGTTAGTTGGTAATTGATGATATTGAATCTTTTATTAACATAACAGAACCATGTAGGCTTTGTAGGAGAGAGTCTATAATAATTTCTGGTAAGTTAACATACTGTGTTATTTGTTACAAGGAATTTTTAACAGAGGCTATCTTAAAGTCCGAAAAACTTTAGTGCTTCCTTAACTTCCTTTCTTGACTCGTCATTTAATTTTTCCTTGAATAAAACAGGACAGTCATGAAACCATATGTCAACCACTGTACAATTACTCCACTCCAACATTTGTTTTTGAACGCTGTCTCTTGCTGATTTTAATATACCAGTGTGGTCACCACCCTGAACTCTTACGCAAACTGGATTGAATCCGTTGTAGATCACAATGTCTACTGTTTCTTTCTTCTGTCTTTCTGACAAACCATCTTCATAAAACTCATAACTTATCAAGTCCTTGAACCTGACTTGGGTTTTATACTCTACATCGCTTCCGTATATTTCCTCTAGTATTTTTAGAGCAGTTCTTTCGCCTTTTCCTATTATGGCTGACATATTCTCTTGATAACACCTCCCATTTTTTACCACTTCCTTTTACGTTAATCACCAATGCTATAAGATTCTTTTTGTCGTTTAAAAACTCTTTGATGGGTTTTTCTTGAGCCCAAGAATTTGTCTTGATTTGTATAAGAATTAATCTGCCTATATCATCGAAACATATTCCGTCATATAAATTCCACAAGTCCAAAGCTCTATACCATTCTCCTGTTGTATAGATAAGATCATGTCTTCTACCATGGGGTTTCAACCATATGTCATCGTATCCATTTTTTAACAACCATAATACTGCCTTTCTATTACTTGATCTCATTCTCTGTCTGGTGTGCAAACCTTTATTAACCCCTTAATTATAATACGTGGCTTCAATGCAGGAAAACGACTCGTTAAACCTTGCCACACTTTCAGAAGATTCCTTATAGTAATGGTCTAGCCACATATATTTGTTATGTAACCGTCCTATTTAACTCTTCAGGACATGTTAGGAATGACAATCACACTCACATTCTGTGCAAGTGTAATGAACTTCAGAGTAATGCCCACATTTTTGGCAGTAATCATCGTCCATTATTCTATTTTATCTTCAATGCCTTTTATAGTTAACATAAATTCTGCGTCTGCTTGTGGGTGTTCTGGGCTATCTACCATTCTGGCTATGCGTTTCTTGCCTGATTTCTTAAAGTAAACCCTATATGTTGCTGCATGTCCCACTACATTTCCTCCAATCGGCTTGACTGGATCTCCGAACATTATAGATGGGTCTGTTTGAACCTGATTTGTGTAAACAACCGTTGTTTTATAATAATATGAAATGTTTTTCAAATGAGTCATGAGTCTTGCTATCTGGTTTTGTCTGTCTGCTAGAGTTCCTCTACCAAGATATTCCTCTCTGAACTGCCCTATAGCACCATCAATAACAACAAGTCTGGGTTTTTTCTCGTCCATTGTTTTTGACAATGCGTTGATAGTTCCCATTAATGCCTCTGTTTGTGGAGTATAGAAGTATGTTATTCTATCTAATGCGTCATTCATTTCTTCTTTTGTCTCTACAAATTCATTTGCTTTCATTATCTCAAGTATTCTAGTTGGTCGAAAAGTATCCTCACAGTCTATCCATACAACGTTTTCTCCCTCTGATATAGCCTGAGAAACTAATGTAAAACAGAACTGTGTCTTACCAGATCCAAATTCTCCATAGACTTCGTATGTGCATTCGGGCTTGACACCACCACCAAACAGCTCATCTACAGCCGAACATTTGGTCTTTAGGAGTGGTTGATTGCCCTGATATTCCATCAAGTCAACTACACTTAGATCAGTTTTCCTTACCAAGTCATTGGCTTCAAGTATTTTTTGTGCGTTGAATACCCATTGGTCTGCCTTTGATTTAGCTACACCAGTAATCTCAGATATTTCTCTGCCACCTCTTACACAAATATCGTGTAAAGATGACACACCAAAGTCAACCAGTTTCTTTTCTGTAACTGCACCAACACCATCTAGTTGTGATATACCAAGTTCTAATTGCGTTTCTGGCATACTATCAGTAGAACCTTCTACTATATTAGTCTTTTTACTTGGTTTTTTTGTATGTCCCATCTGCCATCAGTTTTATTGTTGCTGTGTTTTCCCATCTATGAAATAGTTTGGTTGCTTCTAGGTTTGAAGCTCCCTTCTCTTCCAGTTTTTTCATGAATACTGTTACGTCAACCCTGCCGTCTATGTCTGCACATTCCTGCCATATTTGGTGATATGCTTGTTCCTTTGACATTCTGCCTGTAGTAAACAATTTTGACTGTGTTCCACCTACGTTCAAGTCTATGTCAAAGTTTTTATACATTGATACCAAGAGTTCTTTTACTGCACATACATCGTCAGTATCTACAGTCTGTTTGAATGTGAGTTTGGCGTGTGCCATGCTGAGCCTAACCAAAGCTTCAAGCTGTCTTACACCAACACTGAACTGTGTGTTTCCTGCCTGTCTTAAATTTTCATATATTCTGATAATTTCATCTCTTACAGACATGTCTAAAACTGGTGTGCCTTTTTTTGCCAAGTTAACAAACGCAGTTAGTTCTTTATCTGTAAACAAACATGTTTTATCCACATCTTTGTTTGTAAATCCGTCTAAGATGTGATTTGCTTTGTTTGCGTCTTCTGTCTTGCTTACTTTGTCTTTGATTAACCATATCAAGTCAAACCTTGAAAGTAATGGGCTTGGAATGTTTATATTATCCAATAAACCTAATGAGTCATCATAATTTCCAAACTTTGGGTTTGCTGCTGCAAGTATGCTTGTCTTTGCGTCAAGTGTTAAATTGATACCAGCCTTTGCTATGCTAACAGTTTGTTGTTCCATAGCCTCATGCATTGAACTTCTATCATCTTTGCTCATCTTGTCAAATTCGTCAATGAATGCATAGCCGTTGCTACATAGAGGTAATACCCCTGCCTGTGCAATCATTCTTCCATCTGAAAGTTTGACCATTCCTATTGTAAGTCCAGCAGTTGTAGACCCCTTACCAGAAGTGTAAATGCTTTTCTGT